CTTACTTTCGCCCTGGCGTGCTGGCGATCCCGAGACGCCCTGCTGGCCAAATCGGATCAGTTTTACCTTGTTGCCCTCTTTAGCTAGGACGACGTGAGATTTTTTGGGGTGCTTTGGTGTGCGCTTTGGCTTGTTGTAGCCTGACAGGCCATGCCGCTCGAGTCGTGGATCTTTAGCCATGGCTTAGACGGGCGGTAAATCGCCCAGCTCCTCCTTGACGTCGTCTAGGGATCGAGTGCCGTCGATGATGCCTGCGGCCTTGAGGCGATCAAATATATCCTGGTCGCTAATGATCTGGCGATCCATGAGTGTGACCATCGACATGATGAGCTGCGGATCGACGGACTTGTCGTAGAACTCACGATTGATCTCGATCTCTGCCTCGTCAGGCGTTCCCATGAACTGAGAGCACCACATGACGCATTGCTCCAGAGCATTTGATAGGTTGCCCACAATATCGCCCAGGACGCTATTCTCAGACGCGAACCGTATCCTGGCGCCCTCTGCTGTTTCGTTGTTGCCGCGATCAGTGATGATACGAGCGCCAATAGCGACCATGGCTTGCTCCTTGGCTCGCATGGCTTCCATCACCAGCTGATTGGCTTGCGGCTGTAGCAGAGTGGCGCCGCCTGTCTCCCCCAGGATATGGCCAGCGCGTGATCCCAGCTTAATGCCCTCTGGGTTAGCCTCAAAGAACTCATCAGCGTTGAGGCTGTGCGTAATAAACAGCGTGGGCTGTCCTGTGATGAAGCAGCTCTCCTCGTAATCGGCTGAGTTGCGATAGTGAGCGATGTTGACGTCAGCGATGTCCGATAGAGGAGCATCGTCGATGGTCGAGTCGTTGTTCTTGCTACCGACAAAGATGCCAGGAATCACGTCCCAGGCCGTCCCGTCTGATCTCTTGGGATAAATCTCGTCCGAGTATGGCTGCTCGTCTCGATAGATCTGCTGCGTATAACCATCCTCGCGCAATCGTAGGACGCGATATTGCGTCTCCATGTCATGCCCAAACTCGTCATCGCCTGATCGGTAATCCTCAGCCAGGACAACCATCGTCAGAACCTTACGACCAGCCATCGTATCCGTGCACCAGTTGATGACCTGTTCGGCTGTGTAAGGAATGATTGACGCCTTAAGATCCAGGCGAGCGACATCCTCCAGGGATAGGTCAGCATCAGCCTGGGGATAATCAACCAGGAGGAACGTCCGACCCGTTTCAAGCAGGTTCGACAGCTCGTCCTTAGCTAGTTGCTCCAATCCTAAGCCGTCACCGCTCGCGTCATCGATAAGGTATTCCAGGCCCGTAGGTACTTCGATCTTGGGCTCTTTACGGAATGCAGCACCAACCAGGGCGTTCTTGGTGCGTCCTGTGAAGTTGGTAAACAGCGCTCGCTTAAGATATTGGCGATATCGAACTGTCTGAGCCCCTATAGCGTCGTCATGGCTCTCCGCGTCTGGCACTGGGAGATACGTATGCCGCTTGTCTTTTACAGCGACAGAGCCTCTCACAGCGTCTCGCGTCTTAGTCCACGACGGCTTATACAGCTCATAATTGGGGTGTTTATTACTGACGGACATGGGCGTCACCTGGTAATGAGTATCGTGATTTTATCATAGGGTGAACCTGATAGGCACATGGGCCACTGGCTTGACGATTGGCATCTCATACGCGATCGGATACGTCGTCGCGTCATTCTGGTGGTCTCGGCCATTAGACTTGTCTGGCTCGCCGTTCTTGTACACCTGCTGCTCCAGGCATTCAGCTGTCACTGGGCATTTGGCGGCGTTGATCTTGACTCGACCTGATTCCAGGGCGGCGTTCATTGCCAGGATGCGATCCTTCACCATGGGATTGCGCTTATTCACGCGAACCCAGAAGCCAGCTTGTTCAAGCAGCGCGATGTCTGACTTGCTCGCGTCCACTGTCTTGCGGCTCTTACCGCTGGCGTCAGGATAAATATACACCTGGTGATCGCCATAACGGCTCTGGATGATTCTGACCATCTCGGGCGTGTCGTACATATTCACCAGCTCATCGACGCCATGCCAGGTACGGCCACCGTCGCGTTGTACGTATAC